CGTCAGGCCGCGTTGGCCTGGGCCAGCGCGTACGCCTTGCGGTTCTGCACGTTGCCGTCCGCCCGCTCCCAGGCGACGTACTCCACCTGGCCGTAGTTCGCCCGCGAGTACGGGTTGACGATCATCGTGAAGTTGGCGACGCGGCGGATCGTGTACGCCTCCCGCAGGTCGCCGAGCACACCCCACCGCGCGTTCAGCGTGGTCATGTTGGGGAAACCCTGGTCGATCACCACCGGGTAGCCGAGCAGCTCGCGGGCCGGCCGGCCGCCGATGCCCGAACTCTGCTGCGGGTCGACCAGGGGCCGGCCGGCACTGTCGACCAGCGCCCGGATGCGCTGCCACGTGTTCTTACTGAACGCCCACTTCGCGGACTGCTCGTACGCCGGGTCAAGCGCGGACTCGATGTCGAGCAGCTTCTGATAGGTGATCGCGTTGCCGGCGGCCAGCACCACGTCCGCGGTGAGGCCGGCGTGCGCGATGCCGTACGGCTTGCCGGATCCGTCGGCCGTCACCCAGTCCCGGGCCTGCTTGCGGGCGATACGGGTGGCGAGCGCCCGAGCCAACAGCGCCTCGATGTCGAACTCGGCGTCCTGAATCAGCTCGACGGAGACGCGCAGGCCGGCGTTGGGGTCGGCCCCGGTCGAGGTGTACTTGTACGCCTTGAGCGAGACGGAGCCGAACGCCAGGTCGGCACCGCCAGCGAATGCCGCTTCCTCCGCGGTGATCGCACCCTCGGACGCGGTGTCGTCCACCGACGGGTACTCGACCTCGCCGCCCCGGTCGGTGGCGAAGCCGTCGACCTCGGCGGCCAGGCCGCCATAGGACTTCTGCGCCTCCACCAGCTTCTGCCGGAACTGCGGCGATACCAGGTAGCCGCCCTCGCTGTCGGTGCCGACCTGCTGGGCGTTCATCAGGTCGGAGTTGGGCTTGCCCGAGCGCAGGTAGTGGTTGAACGCCTGGTTGTAGGTGTCGTCGCGGCGTGCGGTGCCCGCGTACGCGGCGACGGCCAGGTCCCCAGGGACGGGCGTCTCGTACGCCTCCTGGCGCCGGCGGATGTTCTCCGACCGGCGGGCGCCGGCAAGCGCGGATTCCAACCGCTCGTACCGGTTGGCCTCGGCGTCGGTCAGCGCGCGGGTGTCGGTGTTCGCCGCGATCGCCGACATCTCGTCCATGATCTCGTCGATCGTGGCGGGGATCGGCTCGTCGCGTGGCTGGGTGGCGGCCGCGGGGTCGCCGGCCGCCGGCGGAGCCGGCCGGTTCGCCGGCGGCGCCGGCGGGCGGGCGGGCGCCCGGTTGAAGAAGCGAGCCACGTCCAGCGGGGTCGCCTTCGGGTCCATCGGTGTCATCCCCTCTTACGGCCAGCGGCGGCCCGCTGGTTGGTCGGGCGGCGGCGGCGCAGCTCGCACTGGTGGTACATCCACGCCTCGGCCGGGCTGAGCGGGCGGCCGTCGACGGGGAGCGCGGCCATCTCGGCCAGGAGCTCGTCGTCGGTGGCCCTCTCCACCCAGCCGGCGTAGACCTGCTGGAACTGCTCCCAGTCGTCCACGTCGGCGGTCGCCTGGTCGGGCAGCTTCGGTGCGGTACGCGGCCGGTCGGGGGTGTCCTCGGCGGCCGGGGTCGGGGCGTCGGTCATCGGGCGGGTGTCCTTTCCAGGTGGGCGCGCGCCCGAGCTGTGACCAGCTGCGTACGCGGCAGGATGTTGGATGCGGGTTCGTCGTCGATCGCCTCGTCGGCCAGGCCGGCGGCGGCCGCCTCGGCGGCGGTGTACCAGGTCTCGGCCCGCATCGCGGCCCGCCAGTCGTCGGCGCTGCCGCCGGCGCGGGTGGCGTAGATCGACGCGATGTTGTCCGATAGCCGGCCCAGCTGCGCCGCGGTCTCCAGGTGGTCGGCCTCGTTGCCTATGGTGAGCGCCAGACCGTCATGGATCATCAGCTCGCTGTGCCGGTTCATGACGCGATGCTCGGCGGCTTGCAGGACCCACGACGCGGCCGACGCGGCCAGGCCGTCAACGGTCGCCTCGACGCGCGCCGGGTGGTCGCGCAGCGCGTTGTAGATCACGAACCCGTCGTAAATCAGGCCACCGGGGGAGTTGATCCGCAGGTCGATGACCGGGGCGGTGATGCCGCGTAGGTCACGCACGAACTCGCGCGCGGAGATGCCCCACTCGCCGATCACGTCGTACAGCTCGACCAGGGCGCGGTCGGCCTCGTTGCGGATCGTGTACCAGCCGCCGGCGCCGCGCTGCGTACGGCCGGCCGCGGTCGACCAGCGGGACAGCAGCTCGGGCGGCAACAGCTCGCGGACGGTCACGCCGGTACCTCCTGGGGCTGCTGGCCGGGCTGCGGCGACGGCAGCGCCAACACGTCACCGCCGGCGATGGGCGGCAGACCGAGCCGGGCACGAGCCTCGTTCACGGTGAGGATCGGCTTGCCGGTCTGCTTGATCAGCAGGTCGATCTCCTGCTCGGGGGTCGGCCTCTCCCACTCGTGGTAGTCGAACCGCACCGACCGGGGCGCGGCGAGCAGGCGGGACAGCCGCTGTTCGAGGCGTGCCGTCCAGTGGGCCAGGGTGTAGCGGGACAAGCCGCGGTTCTGCTCGGCCACACCGGTGCCCCAGCTGGTCTGCTTCTCGGTCTGCATCAGCAGATGCGGCGGCACGCCGGTGAAGCGTGCGATCTCCTCGATCTGGAACTGGCGGGAGGAATGGAACTGCGCCTCTTCGTTGGTCATCTGCCACTTCTGCAGGTGGATCCGCCGGTTGATCACCGCGATCCCGGAGGCGTTCTCCCACCCGGCCGTTTTCAGGTCGAGGTCCTGCTTGATGTGCTGGGCGTCGTCCGGGCCCCATTGTTCCCCTTCCTCGGGGGTGGCGAGGCCGGACATCAGGGCGCCGTCGGAGAACATCTTGCCCGCGGCCCGGTCCCCCGCCACGGCGATGCCCAGGCTGTTGGCGGCGACCTGGAGCAGGCCGACGCCGCGGCGGCCGTCCAACGACAGGGCCGGGCAGTACGTCATGGTCTTGTCGGTGAACTCGCGCCGGGACCCGTCCTGCAAGAACGCCGTATACGTGCGCTGGTAGGGCGTGGACAGCTCGCTGGCCGCCTGTTTCGGCGGCGGGTCGACCTGCACGCTTCCCGGGTGGATCGGCACCAGGCCGGCCAGGGCACCGCCCACGTTGTACACGTGGGCCAGACACGCGGCACCGTGCATCATCTGATGCGCGATCACGGTCTGTTTCCACTCGAACGGCGTCATGCCGACCACCCCGCCGGGATCGTCGAACACCGACCGGACACGGGTCACCACGCCGTCGACCTCGCGGACAGTGGGCATCGGCAGCATGGCGATGGTCCCGGACACCAGGTTCACCGCGCGCCACATGGCCGACAGGCCCAGCGCGGTGGCCTCCCCCACCGGCACGCCCGAGTAGTTGCCGACACCGATCCGGAAATACTCGGCCAGCGCGGGGTCAGAGATGCTGACCAGGTCACTCGGCGCTTGCGCCGGGCGCCGGCGACGCCACAACCTCCACCCCATAACCGGAAGGGTATCTCGTGTGATCGAATTCCGGAATTGAGGATCGCGTCACCGGCGCGCGGTCACCACCGCGAGGGGCGGCGGGGGCGTCGGCAGCGTGCGGGCCAGGTGGACAGCGCCGGCGACGGCGTACACCGCGGCGGCGCTGCCGCCGGCGCGCACGAACACCCAGGCGTCACCGGGGCTCTTCTCGACGGCTTCGGCCTGGGCGTCGAGCATGTCCTGACCGGAGTGCACCACCGTCCGCCCGTTGACCTCCTTCGCCAGCCCCATGCAGACGGCGGACGTCTCGCCTCGGATCCCGGCGACGGTCACGCCGGGCGGCGGCCAGTCCCGCACGCCGGCCTTGCGGCGGTCCGCGACCCGGGCCGCCACGGCGGCCGCCGGGCCCGTCGGGAACCAGCCGAGCACCCGGGGCCGCAGCTTGGCCACCCAGCCGGGCAGCTCGCGTTCCATGGCGGCCGCGGCCGCCGGCCCGGTCCACTCGTGCACCGTCTCCACTCGGACCCGGCCGTCCTCGAGAACGGCCGCCGCGGCAAGGACGGCGTGCGTGGTGTCCGGGGACAGGTCGATGCACAGCGCGAGCCGGGACCGGGCGTCGTCGAGGGTTCCGGGCACCTTGCATTCGCCCCAGCCGGTCGGGTCGAGCGCCGGATTCAGCTTCGGCACCGACATGCACAGGACCTCGGTGACGAACCCGGCGACCTCCTCCGGGTCGGCGCCCGGCATGGCCAGGCGCGTGGCGGCGCCGGCGATGACGTCCGGGTCCATCCGCCGGCCCAGCTGCGGGTTGGCCGCAGCCCAGCCGGCCGGGTCGGTGATGTGCGTACCGGGCGGGGCCGAATACTCCAGGATGCCCAGCCGCGGGTCGCCCTCGCCGGTCTCGACGAACTTCACCGCGGCGGTACGCAGGGCCCGCAACACCACCGACCGGACGTCGCCCTGGTTGGTGATGTAGACGATCTGGGCTTCCGGCACCGCGTTCGTGGCGAACGTGACCGCGTTGTACGCCTCCCAGGTGTGCTGCTCGCGCAGCTCGTCACCGATCGCCCGGCGGATCGTCTTGCCGCGGCCGCCCTTGCGGGTCGCCGCGCCGATCTTGTACGCGCAGCGGTCGGTGGTCGACAGGACCTGTTGCCCGTTGCCGATCCGGACGGAGCGCACCCGGGCGGCGAGCGCCGGCGTTTGCTGGGCGAGCTCGACGGCGAACTCCCACGCCTCCTTGGCCTGCTCCAGGTCGGTTGAGGTGCCGAACACCATGGCCTGCCGCTCGACGAACATCCAGTACAACGCCAACACCTTGCACAGGTGCGTCTTGCCGTTCTGGCGGGCGACGATGATGAGGATCTGGCGGAACCGCGGCCGCCCGTCGGGCAGCAACTCGCCCAGGTGGATCACGCACCACTGCTGCCACGGGTCCAACGGCTGACGCAGGATCTCCCGGGCGAACCAGATGACCCGGAAGCCGTAGCTAGTCTCCGGCGTCAGCGGCCGTAACGGCCGGGTCCACAGCCTCGGTGTAATCGAGCCCAGCGGCACCACCTCCGCCGGCGGCGGCGTCGGCTCGCAGCTGGTCGAGCTGACCGCTTGCAGGGTCACCGCCGGCCTCCTGTCCTCCACCACGCACCGCCGGCCGGGCGCCCGGACTCATCCCCAACCGGTCAAGCGTGGCCTCAAGCCTGCGACCGATGATGTCGACCTCGGTGATCACCCGTTTGTGGTGCACCGGCGAGTCGATCGCCTCTTCCTCGCCCAACCGCTTGATCAGCCGGTCCAACTGGCGGGCGTACGTCAACGCGAGCTCCACCGTGGCGGCATCCCGAGGCAACCGGGGCGTTTCCTGCAACGCAAGGCGAAGTTTGCTGGAAATCGTCACGAATTGCCCCGCTCTGGCGAAAAACCGGGGCCTCCGGAGGCCCGGGGGAGAGAAAAGGACAGGGCGCGGGTGTCCCTGGGGTCAGGCTCCGAACTTTTCGCGCCGCGCTGCGCGGTCGCGCTCGCGCCGGCGTCGACCGCGTGCACGAACGCGCATCGCGTCCTAGGAAGCGAGATCTCACCATCGAGTCACCGGCCTGTTCGGTGGGTCGACGTGCTCGGTCGGGTCACCGATATGCAGGTTGCACGCCGCGCAGCTGGCCACGATGTACGCCGGATCATCGCCGGTCACCGCGCGGCCGCGCGTGTGGTGCGCGTGCCCCGCGTTCGGCCCGGTCAACTCGGCCCGGCCCGTACACCGATGCGACCCGGGCACCCGATCGCACCAGCCGTCCGCGTGCGCCCGGCACCGGTAGCCGTCGCGCCAGAGCACGAACGCGCGCACGGTTCTCCACCGCCTGGTGCTCCCGCTCGCCCAGCTTGCCGACATGATCCAAGTATCCGGTCACGGTTCATCCATGCCAGGGCGAGGAACGTCCGGGGGATGCCCGGCCTTGGGTACGCGGGGGCGCAGGTACGGGGATGCCCTGCCGGCTGGTCGGACAGTATCGGGAGGCCCGAGCCTCGTCGATGAACCTGTGACGATGCCCGCCCCGTCCCGTCCGGGAGAGGTCCGCTCCTGTGACCGTCCCTGGTCTGGGCGTAGATCTGCGCGCACACCGGTGACCGGACACGCGACTGCACCTGTGACCGGACCTGCGACGGTCGCAGGTTCTGTCGTAGGTCCGTCGTAGGTTCCGTCGTTGGTCTGGTCGGTGGTAGGTACGGGCAACAGCACCATGTCCGCCTGCTCGGGCGTGCGCCGGTTCTTACGGTTGTTGCAGCCGCGGCACGCCACGACAAGGTTGTCCATCCCGGCGGCCACCTCGGGGTCAACGTGGTCGAACGTCATGCCCTCGTCGGTGATCCTGTCGCTGTGCTTGCACAGGCGGCCGCAGTAGCGGCACCGGTCCCGGTCGCGGTCGCGTACCTGCCGCTTGAGCTTGGCGTCGCGCAGCTCGCGTTTCTTCGCGCGGTGGACGTCGTTCTCGCTGCGGCTCGGGTTGCGGTCGAGGTAGTCATGTACGGCGTAGGCGTAGTCGGCGTGCCAGGTGCGGCCGTCGAGGCACGGACACGCCGGCGTCGTTCCGTCCGGGTTACGTACGTGCAGCAGCGGCGCCCGGCCGTACCGGGCGCGCAGCAGCCGCGCCGTGGTGGCCTTGGTGCCGTACTCGTCGACGACGTCGGCCGGGACGAACCCGTCAGTGCCGGCACCGGCCACCCAGGTCACGATCTGAAGCCAATGGCCGATCGTGGCGCATCGCTGTTCTGTGGCGCGTACGCCGGTGGCCCCGTCATCGACGAGGCCACGGATTTTGACCGAGGTAATCAGCTTGTCGTCGATGCGGAGCCACACGGGGCGGTGCCTTCCTGGAGTTGTGCGGGTTGCGCTGGGTGGTGCTGCTCAGGCCTTGCGGACACGGACCCGCCCATACCAGCGGTAGCGGCCCCGCTCGCCGGCGATCGGGGTCGGCGGCATCGGGTCGGTCCGGCACGCCTGGGTGTCCGTCGAGTCCGGCTCGGGCACGACGATCAGGCCCATCGCGGCCAGCTGGGCGCGCAGCTGGGCGATCTCGTCCCAGGTGCCATGCGCCCACACCTCCAGGCCGATCGCGCGGCCGATCGTGCGCGCCATCAGCTCACCCCCGGCACATGGACGTCGACGACGGGCAGCAACTCGTCCTGGACGTGGTGCTGGCGGCGCAGCTTGCGCCAGCACTTGTCGCCGATGCGGCGGGCCCTGGACGTCGGCGACGTGCACAGCCGGCCGCAGAGCCGGCAGCGGACCGGGGTCATGCCTTGGACCACCGCCCGGCGGCGAAGCCGACCAGGTACGCGCCGGCGGTCGCGGCCGCGGTCCACACGAAAATCAGCAGCGTGGCGGACATCGGTCACGCCCCCAGCGCGGTGTACGCCGCGGCGGTCGGCCAGTAGCGAGGCGTGCGAGTGCCGGTGTCCCACGGGAACGGCGGCAGAACCCCGAGGTCGATCAAGGCGTCGACGCCCTCCCCGACGCTGCGCACCGGACGGAATATGGCCCGGACCGGCCAGGGGTGGTCCTTGGTCGGGCGGGTGAACACGGACACACCGCACCCGCCCACCCGCTCGATACGTACGCCGGCGGTCGCCTGGCTGGAGTCGGCGGCGTTGATCCACCCCATCCAGTCGTGCGCGGTCCAGCCGTGCGTGCGGGCCCAGCAGTGCACCGCGGCGAGTAGGTCACGATCGGCTGCGGTCAGCTCGCCGGAGAGCAGGGGGTTGTCCGGTGTCGGTGTCGGATACGTCATGATCACTCCTTGAGTCAGAGATGAGGGCGCGCGCCGGGCCCGGGGGAAGCACGGCTGAACGTGGGCCGTATCGGGCCCGGCGCGCGCGTACGCGCCCGGCGGCCGGCCGGATTGTGGTGGTCACGGCCGGCCGCCGGGGATCAGTGGGCGGCCAGCCAGACGAGGCCGGCCGCGGCCGCCATGGCGACGAGGACGAGCGCAACCAGCGCGGTGGTGGCGGACGCGCAGCCGCCCGGCCGGCCCTCACCGCCGGCGGTGCCGGGCGTACGCCGGCGGCCGGGCCCGGACGGACGCCGGCCGGCACCGCCACCCGTACCCGGGCCGCGGGTGCCCCGGTTCGCCTCGGGCTCGACGTAGCCGACGCCGGGCCGCCACCCGTCCGGCCAGATGTCGTGCCGGGTGACGTCGTCGACGTACTCCGTACGCGGCTCCGGCACGGGCCCGCCGGCGGTGGGCAGGTTCGGCCGGTTGGCCAGCCAGTCGCCGTACGCGGCGTCCTTCCGGTCGCCGGCGGCCGGGTCGGTACGCGGCTCGGGCATCACCAGGGGCCGGGTGACGTCGGCGATCAGCGCGTCAATGCACGGCAGGCACGGGCACGACGGCGGGTGCGGCTCGTCGGCCGGACGCGCGGCCGCCGGGAACATGTCGCGCTGGCTCAAGACGCCACCGCCTCGGGCTGCGATCCACTGAGGATCGCGGTCACGTCGTCTGCGCGGACCTTGGCACGCCCGCCCGGCATGGGTACGGACCGGAGCTTGCCGGCCCTCACCCAGCGGCGGACGGTCGACGGCGAGACCTCCAGACGCGCAGATGCCTCGGGAATGCTTAGCAACGTTCGATTTGACGCCATGCGGCAGACCGTAGCCACGGACGGAAGTGCCGTCAAGCGTCACTCGCGCGCTCTTCCGTCAGAAACCCGTCCGCGTGTCAATCAATGCGCGATATGGCGATCTTTGCGCGGTGCCGCTACGCTTCCGGACATGACGATGGCTACGACGGTCCGGCAGTCCACAGGGTGGATCGCCGATGACTCGACGTTCGGCGCTCGCCTGGCCCTGGTCAGACAGCGCATGGGCTGGGGGAACATCGCCGAGGCGGCGAAAGCGTGCGGCCTCCCAGTCGACTCATGGCGCAACTGGGAGCGCGACAACCGGGCGCCGCGCCGGATCACGGTGATCGCTAAGCAGATCAGCACGGCGAGCGGGTGCGACTACCTCTGGCTGCTACTCGGGCCCGATCACGGGGGCGAGGGTGGAACTACTCGCCAGTATTTCCAGCCGGCACGCCTCGTCGCCGCTGTTGACCCGGCCGCGCCGTCCAGCCGCAGGCCCGTGCGGCGCACCCAGCCGCGACGCCCGTCCGGCAGCACCAGGCCGCGGACGGCGGTGGCGGCATGAGCACACTCACGGCCAAGGAACGACGCTGGCGGGCGATCGACCGGAAGTATGCGCGGCAAGAACGGCTCAACGCCCTTCGGTCCTCGGCGGAGAAGATGGCGATGCGGCTCGCCGCCTCGAACTACGACAACGCGCGGCACCTGGGGGACGACCGGGATAAGTCCGACCGGGCATTTCGCGCCGCACGGCGGCAGACGGCGGCGTTGCGGCGGCTGCTCGACGCCCTCTATGCCGAGGCGATCCGGTGATGGGCATGATGTCGGAAGGCCGGTGGACCGACACCACGACGACCGCGGCCACGCCGCCGATCGACCGGTACGAACTCGGCCTACTGCACGGCGGGATCGACTCGCTGGAAAGCGTCCTGGAGCTAATCAACATGCCCGGGGCGGACATTCAGGCGGTAGTGCGCGCGCTGCTGAAAGACAAACGAGATCGCGCGGCCGGCCGGGGTGTCCGGTGATGGGCCGGCGCGCGGAGACGGCGGCCGCCGTGCTCCAGCTGGTCATCACGGTGTGCATCGGCGGGGCGCTGATCGTCGCCGGTGTCACCCAGCCGTCGACGCCCGCGCCGGCGCACCGGGTCCAGCACATCCGGCCCGCGACCGAGGCGGAAGAACGCCAGTGGGAGGTCAACCACCTGGCGGACGTGTTGGAGGCGTGCGCGGCGCGTCCAACATGTGACCAGTCCGTCCCATAGCCCTGGACGGCACATCACTCTTCGCACAAACGTTCGAATCAATCTCGCTGGTTTCATATACGTGGGGTGACCATGGGATTTACCACCTTGCAAATTGCTTCAGATAGCAACGATCCTCAAGCAATGAGCTACTTGATCGATCTGCATCTGGCGCACCTACGCGCCAGTGCCAAGAGCGGAAGGACGGTCGAGGCGCGCGCAGATCTGCTGCGCCGTCTCCATCACGAACTGCCGTACGGACTCGCGTACGCGGCCACCGACGAACTGGACGCCTGGCTCGGCGGCAACCCCGCCTGGTCGAGGTGGACCAGGGCCACGTACGCGATGCACATCCGCGGCTTCTACCGGTGGGCGTCGGCGGCCGGGCACCTCGACGGCGACCCGACAGCGGACATGGCCAAGCCCCGCAACCCGAAGTGCCTGCCGAACCCGGTCACGGACGACGAACTCGTCCAGGCCCTCGCGCGGTCGGCCGACCCGTGGCACACGGCGATCCTGCTCGCCGCTCACGCCGGCCTACGGGTCAGCGAGATCGCCCGACTCGACCGGGCCGACGTGACCGAGGAAATCATTCGCCTGGTGGGCAAGGGCGGCGACCCCGAGGCCGTGTACACGCACCCGGTCATCTGGGCGCACGTACGGGACCGGCCGCCCGGCCGGCTCGTGCGCGGCCCGTCCGGGCAGACCATCACGGGCCGGTGGCTGTCGCAGCACCAGGCGGCGCACTTCCGCCGCATCGAGATGCCCGGGGTACACATGCACCGGTTCCGGCACTGGTTCGGTACGGCGCTGCTGGACGCCGGGAACAGCATGCGGGAGGTCCAGGAGTCGATGCGACATCAGTCCGTCAGCTCGACCCAGATCTACACGAAGGTACGGAGCGGGCAGCGCCGACTAGCCATCAGATCACTGCCCACTCCGGTTACCAAAGAGCCCGACGAGAGCCCCAGATAGCACCACCGACGGTACCGGCCCGGTCGCACGATAGCGACCGGGCCGGTCAGCTTTTAAGGAAGTTCTGTACGTGTGTTCGACTGGCCCGGGGCCGGGTCGGGGGTGACCGGCTTGGACGCGGCCAGCTGCCGCGACTGCTCGGCGATGATCTCCATCAGCCGCGTGACGTTGCCGTTGGTCTGCTGGGCGACCTGGCTGGTCGTGCTCTTCACATCGGCGACCTGGGCGGCGACCATCGCGGTCAGCACCGGCACGACGAGCAGAGACATCACGACCACGATCGTGTCCGTCGACACCCCGGCGATGGCCATGACGGCGGCCGCGGCGACGGCCAGGCCGGCGAGCACCACGGCGGCCCACATGAAACGCGGGTTCACGACGCGGGCCCTCCGGTGAGCACCCGGCGGACGATCGCGTCCGCAAGCTGGTCGTAGTCGATGGCACCGCCGGCCGGCCGCGCGGCGAGCTCGTCGACGCGGGTGGCCAGCTTGGCCACTGCCGCCGGTACGGCGCGCAGCTGGTCGAGGGCCACGCCGACCGTGACGCCGGATCGGCCGATCATCGTGTTGTGCAGGGCGGCCTGAATGATCGGGGTGTCCGTTGCCCTGTCGAGCATGTCTGTGTCCTCCAAGAGTCCCCATGGTCGGGTGTCCTGCTCCGCCTCGCGCGTCTGGTCTATCGAGAGGTGGAAGTGCTTTTCGTGCGGGTTCACCCCGTCGTACGGCTCGGATTTCCAGCCGCGTAGCCGGTGGTAGAGACGCCGCTCATAAATGACGTAGCGGGCGGACGGATGCCGCTTGATCGCTGCGAAAATCGTCGGGAAGTCGACGCCGTCCTCGTCGACGTCGATCGCGTCGACCGACCCGCGCTCGTTCGGGTTGTGGTCCGATCGGGTCGCCTGGTGCCGGGCGTCGCCGATCCACCCGTCCGAGGTCCGGTCCCGGCGCGGCCACCGCCGGTTGATCTCGTCGCGCAGCACCGTCAACGCCGGCGCCAGGTACGGAGGCGCGCTCACGACGCTTCCACCGCGACCCAGTGCACGTTCAAGGTCATGGTCTGTGCCGCGGTCAGGTCCACCCGGACCGTCGCACCGGCGGCCGAGAGCACCGAGACCAGAACCGTGGACTTGACCGCAGCCCCGGCCCCTGTCACCACCTGGGTAACGATCACCGGCTGCGCAGCGAACGGCGCTGGAAACACAATCGCCGCGGTGGCACTCGACGCCCCGACGAACGACACCGGGACCACCCGGACCACCCCGTCAGGATCATCCTCGACCTGGGCGCCGTGATCGTCTCCCCAGCTAGGAACCCACCAGCCATGCTGTCTCCTCCCTACAGCCCGGGAACCGCGGGCAGCCACACATCTACCGGGGTGCCGGCCTGCCACGCCGCGGTGACGCCGTTGAGGCCGCGGGCCGCCACCGTGGCGGTCTGTGGGGACGCCGCGCCGGTGATCAGGGACACCCGCACCCGCTCTTCGCCGACGCGCAGGTCGAGGGGGAAGGCGGCCGGGTTGGTCGTCCACCGGCCGGACGCCGCGGTGGTGGCCAGCTGCATGGTGGCCGCGCCGTTCCAGGGCGCGGCGAGGGTTGCGCCCACGATCCCCACCCGGGCCGGGCCGTCCACGACGGCGATGTCGTACGGCTGGGCGGGCACCCCTGAGAAGGTGATCTTCCACGTGTATTCGGCGATCGTCTCGGTGTAGCCGAGCGCCAGCGTGCGGATGTCGCCGGCGGCCCACGCCGGCGGGCCGGTCACCTCCAGGACGTCGCCGGCGTCGACGGCGAGCAGCGCGGCCATGGCGGCCGGGGCGGCCTGCCACTCCGGCGAACTCAGCTCCACCGACAGGGCCTCGTACCGGGGGCGGTCCACGGTGCCCAGGTGCCGCGCCACGACGCCTGATCGGCCAGCTGATCGTCGCCAGCGCAGTTGAGCTCTACCTCGGTGCGGTACACACCGACGCCGGCCGGGGCGGCACCGCGGCCAGCGGGCCCGTCGTCTGCACCGCCCGGACCGAGCTGCCGTCGGGCCTCTTCACGACGACGTCGTTGCGGACCGCGTCGGCGTCGTCGATCGGCTCGAACGGCGGGGCCAGCTGGCCCGTGTAGGCGATCGGAGTCGGGGTCTGGTTGTAGAGGCTGGCGCAGGTGCGGTACACGAGGCCCAGGACGTCACGCTGCTCGTACAGGTAGCCGCCGTCGACGTCGACGGACTGATCGGCCAGCTCGCTGAGCGACGCCGTGGCCTGGTAGCCCAGCCGGCCGGCCGCCGGTGACCCGATCACAGTGACGGGAACGCCCTCCTCGCCGGCGACCCGCACCAACCGATCAGCGGCCGTCTCGTACCAGTAGCCGTCCAGCGGGCCCAGCCGGAACCCGGGCGGCAGCGACGGGTAGTCGACCAGACTGCCGCCGATCGGGAACGGGCGGCCGGCCCACACCGCGACGTGCCCGAAGCCGAGGGGCTTGGTCGACGTCGCGCGCCGGGTGTTCACCCCGATGGAGGTCACGCCGGCGAGCGTGCCCGCGACGGACCCGGTCCCCTCGATGTAGCTCGCCCCGGCCCAGCGGACGCCGGCGGAGATGTTGCTCCCGTTCTGCCAGACGGACACGTTGGCCAGGTAGAAGCTGGTGACGACACCGAACCCGGTGGTGACCAACGTGGCCGCGCCGTCGGCGTTGTAGGCCACCAGCCGCATGTCGAGGCCGCCCACGATCTTGGCGGTCAGCTGCCACCGCACGTACGTGCCGCCCGGCGTGGTGATGTCCAGGAGGACGACGTCGCCGGTGATCGCGGCGATGTCGGTCAACTCGACCGCGGCCATCGCCGACCAGCCGGCCGCCGTCGACGCGGTGACGCTGGCGGGCACGTCGCCCACCAGGGACGCGCCGGCGGACACGTCGGCGATACGGTCTGTGCCCCGCCGCACCGTCGCGCCGGTCACCACGTTGGTGATGTCCGTCCAGGCCACCGTCCCGGCGACGCGCATCGGCGACTGGCCGGACAGCGCCGACCCGCCTACGGACGCGCCGGCGCCGTCCTCCAGCGGCCAGTACGCGAGGGCGGACGCGGCCACCGTGCGGCGCAGCGGCGAGAGCTTCGGCTGTTCACCCTGCCCGAGGCGGCGCAGGATCCCGGACGCCTCGACGTCGACGTACCGGTCGGTGCCGGGCAGGTTCCACCGCGGCGGCCACTCCGACACCTCGCCGGCGAACCGGGCGACCAGCGGGCCGGCGAGCGGGCCGGCGGACACGCGCAGCGGGGTGTTCCGGCCGATCAGCCCGTACCACGGGCCCGTCGGGTTGCGCGGCGCGTACCGGTCCGGGTTGTTCAGGCGCAGCGAGCAGCGACCGTACTCGGCGCGGCCGCCGGCGCTGGTGCGGCCGCGGGTGATCGTGACCGGGCCGCGGACGTCGGCGGTGATATCCACCCAGCCCAGCACCGGGCCAAGGTGGAGCTCCACCTTGGTCCGGAACAGCTTGCTCATGCGCGGCCGCCGAGCACGTATTGCACGTAGCCGCCGCGCTTTTTGATGGCCCGGGCCAGGATCTCGACCAGGAGGTCGTCGAGGCGTGAGCCGGCGGTGTCGATGGTCAGCGTCGCGCCGGCGCTGCCGGCCGCCGAGTTGACCGTCTCGCCGGCCTGCAACATGGCCAAGACGTTCTGGCCGGGAGCGCCCGGTACGCGGCCGCCGGCGTGGAAGGTCGGCAGGTGCGGCACGCTGATGGAGTTGCCACCGATGACCGGCACCCACGACGGTACGGTCCAGCTGAGCCGGCCTACCGTGCGGTTCCAGCCGGTGGCCACCGCGTTGAATCCCGCCTTGAATGGCCGCGAAATCGCGTCACCGATCCGCGAGAATGCCGACCCGATCCAGCCCGGGATTTTCTTGATGAAATCCCACGTGCTCGACGCGGCCGACTTGATCCATCCCCACGACGCGCGCCAGGCTTTTTGGAACCAGTCGGTTTTGGTGGCGATCAGCACGATCACGGCTATCAACGCGATGACGCCCACCACGATCCACGTAATCGGCGACGTCCACAGCGACAGGTTGAGCAGCGCCTGAGCGCCGGCCCAGGCCTTTTGCGCGGCCGCCACCGCCAGGGCGCCTACCCGGGTCTGCGCGAACCACCCGACGGCAGACTTCAGTTGGGGGATCAGCAGGTTGTAGAACCCGGACGCGAGGTCGCCGACACCGAATCCGATCATCAGTAGCTGCTCTTCGAGACCGAGGCTCTTGCCTTCCTCGTCGACGCCCTTCAAGCCGAGCCGCAGATCATGCAGACCGGTGATCGTGTCGCGGAACCCCATCGCCTTGGTGTCGATGGAGTCCGCGGCCTCGCCGGCCCGGTCGAACCCCGCCGCGGCGCCGTCGACCTCGCGGGACATGTCCCGGGCGGCACCACCGACCCGGGAGAAACCGTCCTCGACGCCCTTCGTCTCTCCGGCGAACGTCAACGTCACCTGGTTGGGCATCAGCTGACCTCCAGCCCGGCGTCACGGGCCAGCTGGGCGAGCGCATCGGACATGATCTCGGTGACCCGATCCCGGCGCACCTCCAGGCCCTTGTACACGTACCGGCCCTCCCGGATGAACGGACGCTTCGACGGCCGGCCCTTGATCCGGCCCTCGCCACCGAAGTCCAGCCATGGCGCGTACGGGGCCGCGCGGCCGCCCAGCGCGATACGCGCTACCCGCTGCGTCGAGCGAGCCTTGAGCGACCGGGCGGCCCGACCGGACCGGCGGGGAAACCGGGCTCCGCATAGTCGATGATCTCCTCGGCGGCCGCGTTGAGCGCCAGGCGCAGTTGCCGGGGCAGGCCAGCGTCCATCGCCCGAAGCTGCGCCTGAAACTCTCGCAGCCCCGATACGTGGATCTTCGCGACCATCACAGCCCCGCTTTCGCCCGTTCGAGTTCTTCCCGCTGCGCTTTCAGCGCGTAGTACCGGGACCAGTACAGGAATTCCGCCTGACTCATCCGCTGCCGCAATTCCGCGACGGTCATCGACAGTTTCTGCGCCAGGAAGAATTCGAAATGCAGATCGTCATCGTCGTCGAGAAGTGCTTTTGGTTGCCTCCTTGCCGGCGCCCGGCTTCATGCCGGACAGCTCGGCGATCGCGTCGGACACGGCGACCAGGTCGCCGGCGTCGCCGGCGGCCGCCCACGCCGCTACCTCGTCCTCGGTCATCTTCGGGTCGGTCATGCCCGTGGCGATGTAGTACGTGTCGCGGTCGGCCGTCGACCGGCCGTCCTGCGCGGCCAGGACCTCGTCGCGGGTCAGCGCCCGGACCGCCACCGTGGATCCGTCGGGCAGCGTGGCGACGCCCCGGCCGGTCTTGCGGGCCAGGATCTGGTCACGGGTCAGGTGTGCCATGGGTCGTGCTCTCCTTACGCCTGGGGGGTGTCGTCGACCTCGTCGGAGATCTCGAATTCGGCCGACCAGCTGACGATGTCGTCGACCGGGTTGGTCTCCACGTACTTGGACACGACGGCGTCGAACTTGTCCTGAGGCTTCCCGGCGCCGGTGCCCTCCGGCTTGCGCACCACGGCTACCGTCTCGCCAACAGCGGCTTGATCGCGGCGCGCGGCCCGGTGGTCTCGGAACTGTCGTACGTGCCGCCGCAGGTGAACTTGCCGTCAAGCAGGCCGCCGGACTTGGTCTTGGCCTTCTTGCCGTACCCGGTGGTGTCGTGCACATCCGCGGAGCCCTCGTACGACGAGGTCTTGCAGTGCGCGGAGATGTCCTTGGTGGCCACCGTCACCACGGTGTGCTTGCCGTGAACCGCGCTCATGGGATCACGCTCCTACTTCTTCGAACCGATGACGTCGAGGGTGAACAGGGCGGCCAGCTGGTCGACGCCGGCGATCGTGACGACGTCGACGTCGCCCTCTGTGCACGTCACCTCGTCGCACGACGTCCAGGCGTACGCCTCGACCAGCGCGTACACGCTGGCCGGTCCCGAGGCGTTGAGGTAGGCCGCCAGCCGGTCCCGTGTCTGCTGCTCGTTCGGGGGACCGAAGGAGATCACCAACTGCAGGGTGATGCGCCAGTTCGCGCCGTCGATCAGGTAGCTCGCGTTGGTCGGGTAGTTGACCACCGCGGCCGGCGGCGACACCTTCCCCACCGGCCACCCGTACGCGCGCAGGCCGTCCACCTGGCCCATGCAGGCGGCGACCTCGTCCATCACTGCGGCAAGGTTCACCCTGCCGCCACCAGCGCACGAGGCCGGCCAGGCTGACCGCGACGTCGGGGTCCAGCCGGGCGAGTAGCCGGATCTCGGATCCCTGGTCGGGTGATCCGGCGACGCCGGCGGCGCATCGCGGCGCCACGCCAGTCGGGAGCCCTGCAACAGCGCGGCCTGCACCACCGGTACGGG